CGTGCCCAACTACTCGAAGACGCTGACGCACTTTCAGATGTATACGCTGTCATCCGGGCCGCATCCCGAGCGTTCCTCCCGGCAGCATCAATCACCCAGTTCTTCCAAGAAACCAAACAGGGCACCGTCCTCCAAGGCATCGTGCTAGACGAAATCCGCAACATCGAAAACGAAGTGATGGGCAAGGGTGGAACACTCAGCCAAGCCATCGCCACCGTCCTCGACCGCTACGGCACCGGTATCTGGGCGATGCTCGGTTCCGGTTCAGAAACCAACGTCCCCGGCTTGCAGCCAACTAAGGAATACCAGAATTGGGTGTTTGACAATAAAAAGATTATTGACACTTACCCGAACGCCGGTGGTTACCTCGGACCGCAAGAAGGAGAATACAACAATAAGGTGTTCGTTCAGCAAACATTGCTGAACTGGCGAGAAGTCAAAGACCCAAAGGTTGCTATCGAAGAAGGCGCAAATCTTTCGGCCGATGCTTGGTACGACTACCAAGTGTCCCAAATTCCCCGTGGGCAAGAAAACACTACAGAAGCCCGCCAATACAAGGCATCCGTCAAATCTGAAATCCAGCAGCGTTTCCCGACATGGAGCATCCTAGGGGGAGTCGCTGACGCCGAAGTAAGGCGCAGACTTCAAATGAACGATGTGAAAAAGATGATTAACGACGCAGAAATTTTGAGGATGCCACAAGGCGTCGCTCTCAAAAACTATATGACGTTGCGGGAAACCGCCATTCAACAGATGGTTGCCGCCGACCCGTCTGTCACAGTTAACAACTGGACCGACGTTGAGGCTTCGGCCAGCCTCCGGCAGTACCTTTTCGATATCGGTAAGACAATTGCCGAACAGACACCCGAGTTCAACCCGATTTGGACCAACGTCCTTGTGAAAGAATTTGACAGAACCGATCTCGCTGCGGCAGGAGCAACACAACAATGAGCATGACCGGACCTGAAGACACGACCACAACAACCACGCCGGGTGCTACACCCACAACTATCCCTGGTCAGGGAGCGTTCGGTGGACAGTTGCCAGCATTTACCCCGGTTACCGTTGTCGATGACAAAAAGTACAGCAGCGCAATCGGTGTCGAGGGCCGCAGGGTCACAAATGTTGCGACCGGTGAAACAACCTACGAAGGGTACACAGCCCCATCGGCCCAGCAGCGCATTGCGTCAAACCTGCCGACTCCCTATGTCCCTAACCTGCCGCAGCGTACTGTCGAACCTCGCTACTTTGTAGAAGACCTCGACGGTTTGAGCGGGTTTTCCCGCCCAACCATCGCATCATGGCAGATGCGCCTTAATGCTTCCGGCCTTCTCGGCAACAACTTTTCCCTTGGCGTGGTAGATAACCAGACTCGCAGCGCCTACGGAGAGGTTCTGGCTGTGGCAAACCGTGAAGGTGTCGATGCCGAAACGGCCCTCAACCTTGTTCAGCAGCAGGCGGTAAAACTGAAAAGCGGTGGAGGTGTCACCCGTTACAAAGTATCTAACCCCGCAGATATTAAAGCCGTCATCAACCAGTCTGCACAAACCCTTTTGGGGCGCTCACTTGACGACAAACAACTCGATGCAATGGTTCGTGCGTTTCAGCAGCAGGAGGTTACCGCACAAAAGGCATACCAAGCGGGAGGAGTCGCTACCGAAGCCCCATCCGTTCAGCAGTTCGCTACCAAAAGAATCGAAAAAGATTTCGGTGAACAAGTTGATACTCGTCGCCTAAACTCTGTGTTTGGTGCGGTCCACAAACTTTTGATGGGTGGTAAATAGACATGGCAGCCAAGAAAAAGGCTCGGCAAGCAGAAGTGGACGCACAAGTCGCCGCATACATGCAAGAAATGACTGGCGCTATTGAAGCGATGACGCCAGAAGAAATACAAGCAACTGCAGCGCTCGCATTGGGGCAACAGGGAGCACCCCAAGGTGTATCTGGCGGACCATCGGGGCCAGCCGCCGCCACCACCGCCCAACGCAGAAAGTTTGTCGCCTCCGGGGAATGGGAAAACTTTGTAGCCAGCCGTTACCCCGGTTTGCTGCAAATCTATAAAACAAACCCAGAAATTGCAGAGATTATCCGTACCGGCTATATCCAGCAGCAGACACCTGAAGAAATCGCAACCAACATTTCTTCTAGTACCTGGTATAAGGGCCTTGGGTCTGGAGAATACGACTACATTACAAAAACCACTACCGGCGATAAGGCATATGCAGACAAAATTGCCGCCCGTGAAAACTCTATTTCCGATGCAGCAAAAGCACGGGGTTATACGTTAAGCCCGGAAGCAATTAAAAAAATTGCTGCCGACTCCCTTAAGGCCAACTGGGATACACCAGAAATCAACGACGCCATCGGCAGGCAAATCGTTGGCGAAAGCCAAAGTCAAACCCCAACTGGAACCCCGACCGCTGCCCCTACTGCGCTTCAACAGGGTGCCGACGCAGCAGCGCTTCGAGAACTGTCACGCCGATACGGTTTGTCACTGTCCGACAACGAAATCGAAGGCTACGTCCAAGCCTCTCTTCGTGGCGAAATTACCGCCCAACAAATTACAAACGTGTTCCGCAATCAGGCCAAGTCTTTGTACCCGTCTTTCGCTGCACAACTCGACGCCGGAGACCTCGACTCGGCGGTCGGCACCTACAAGTCGATTGCCTCACAAGTTCTCGGGGTGGACCCTACAAGAGTCGATTTTACGAACGACAAGTTCAAGAAACTGTTGACTTACAAGGACCCTGATAGTGGCGAATCTCGCCCGATGAACGCTACTGAATGGGGCAACTATCTGCGGACTCTTCCCGAGTGGAAGAAGACCGCTGAGGCTTCGGACCGTTACCGCACAATGATTGACACAGTAGACGAATTGTTTGGAAAGGTACGTTGATGGCTACCGCCGCAGACCTGAAAAAGAAACTTGACTCCCTTGGCCTCGGGTTTTTGTACAACCTTTTGGAAACCAAATTGTTGCCGGATACAACTATCAATATCCAAGACACTGACCAGATTGCTGCCGCTATCGAAGCAGACCCCGCAACCAAACAGGCGTACGACAACCGGTTTATCGGAAACCAGTTCCGCATCAATAACGGCATGGCTCCCCTAAAACCGTCAGAGTACATCCGTGCTGAAAAAAACTATATTGACACCCTCCGTAATACTGGTATGCCGCTTGGGTTCTATGACCAACCTACCGACCTAGCCAAATTTATTGGCTCTGACATTTCGGTTAGAGAACTCGAAAACCGTATTGTCGGTGGGTACCGGGCCGCACAACAGGCTGACACCGCCACCAAACAGCAACTTCAACAGTTGTACGGTATTACGGAAGCCGACCTTGCCGCCTACTACCTCGACCCCACAAAAGCAACAGATGCGCTTGGACGCAAAAAAGACGCAACCTTGTTCCAGCAGCAGATCGGGGCAGCCGGTATCGCAGGCCAAGCCCGCAGCCAAGCCGACATTGCTCTTTCAGCAGGACAAGCAGAAGAACTCCAAGCCCAAGGTGTCACAACCGCCGCAGCCCGACAAGGATTTTCTGCTATCGCCCAACAACAAGGACTGTTCGAAGCACAGATGGCGGGCGAAGAAACAGTCAGTCAAGCCGAACAGATCGGCGCTGCACTCGGCACGAACGCCCAGGCAGCACAACGCATCGCAACCCGCCGCCGCCGCCGTCAAGCAGAGTTCGAATCAGGCGGAACATTCGCAGCAGGACAACGTGGCGTAGCAGGTCTCGGCACGGCCAACCAATAGTTGCAGAACTAAACCTTTGTGCTATAGTTTCACACGAGGCCGAGTGCCAGAACCCACGGGAAGCCCCCGTACCCGTGGAGTACATATCGGGGTGTAACCAACCAACGCAGCCATCCAACTCCTCCGGTTGGGTGTGGGCAGAAACGGAGAGTGCCATATGTCGAACTTCGAAGACGAGTTCTACGACGACGACCAGCAGGAATCCAACCCCGTCAGGGCAAGGATGAAGCAACTGGAAAAAGAAACCCGAGACCTGCGCAAGCAGTTAGCGGAAGCAGAAGTAGCCAGACGAGAATTCAATTTCATTAAAGCAGGAATTGACCCATCGGAACCAAAATTCCGATACTTCGTCAAAGGCTACGACGGCGAACTTTCTCCAGACGCAATCCGGCAGGCCGCCGAAGAGGCACAACTGATTACACCCCAGAAACCGGTCGATGACACCGATAAGCAAAAGTGGCAGGAAACAAACAAAATTGCCACCGGAAGCGAAACGGCACCACCGCCCGCCTCTTGGGTGGACCGAATCAGGAACGCCAACAACGAGTCAGAACTCCTAGCGATTTTCGATGAGGCACGAGCACAAGGAATCGAACTCTAACCTCACAAGGAGAAACCCAAAATGGCTGACTATTACGCAGCAGAAACCGGCACTGGCAACCTTACCGTTGACCAGACAGCCTTTGAGAAGTTGGCGTACTTCGCCCTTCGCCCCGAAATGTACTACGACCAGTTTGCTGACGTTCAGGCAACGAACGCCACGAACCCCGGCGCAACCGTCAAGTTCACCATCTTCGCTGACCTCGCAGCAGCGACGACCGAACTCGGTGAAGCCGAGGATGTGACCCCCGTTGCGATGAGCGACAGCCAGGTCACGGTGACCCTCAAGGAATACGGCAATGCGACCGTCACGACCGCCAAGTTGCGGGCATCTTCGTTCCTCCCGGTTGACCCGGTTGCGGCGAACGCTGTCGGCTTCAACGCCGGTCTGTCGATTGACACGATCTGCCGTGATGTCCTTCAGGCTGGCGACAACGTGCTGTACGCAACGGGCGGTGCAACCGACCCGACGAGCCGCACGACCGTCAACACCGATGACGTTCTGCACATCAACGATGTCCGCAAGGCCGTCGCACAGTTGCGCAAGGCAAACGTTCCGACCGTCAACGGTTCGTACATCGGATTCATCCACCCCGACGTTTCGTTCGACTTCCGTTCGAACGTGGACGCTGGCGGCTGGCGTGACTCCTACAAGTACGTCGGTGGCGAAGGTCTGTACAACGGCGAAATCGGCATGATTGACATGGTGCGCTTCATCGAGTCGCCCCGTGCGCCGCTGTTCGTGGATGCGTCGAACAACTCGTCTTCGTCCGGAACCATCGATGTCTACGGCACCCTCATCATGGGTCGCCAGGCTCTCGCCAAGGGCGTGTCCCTCGGCGGCGAGTACGGCGCACAGCCGAGCATCGTGTACGGCACGGTGACCGACCTCCTGAAGCGTTTCCGCCCGGTGGGTTGGAAGCACTTCGTCGGCTACTCGGTCTTCCGTCAGGAAGCACTCCGCCGTATCGAGTCGGCTTCGAGCATCGGCAGCAACGCCTAACTCTTCCGACAAGGAAACACAGGCCCTCTCCGATTTGCGTCGGAGGGGGCTTTGTGTTTTACTAGCGTTGTTGCGAATGGGGAGAGAAAACCCTTTTCTACAACTGGTAGTAAGGACCCGTCATCGTTGGGGTGGCGGGTTCTTGCTATTCTTGGGCAATGGCAACGTTTCGTCCACCAACTGACCCGTTCGTTCTGTTTGACGACGGAAGCGGTGAAGGCATTTTCTCGTATCTGTCCGGCTGGCCGAGAGGCCGCAATGTTTTCAAATTGACCAACGGACAGTTCATTGAAACTGACCCGGCAGATTCGAATGACATCGCTAAGATTTACCATGGCGGCCACATCCATCCTCTTACCGCCGAGGAAGAAGCGGACCTGCGAGCAGCAGGCTATGGGGCTTACATTGAAGCATAGGGAAATTCATCCGACAGATGTTGACGGATGTTTCGGTTGCAAGATTCTTGGTGTCCGCATGGGCGCAAACACCACCACGACCAGAGGTTCTGTTGTTGGTGAAACGAACGACCGTGAACGCCGCTGGCAGCGAGATATGCCTGCGTACAAGCGTTTACGTCAACAGGGGTTGCAGCCAAGACAAATAGACGGATGTTCTGTTTTAGAGAAACACGCCACTGAGAAGTGGCAGATTGAAGGGCTTAAGTCAGCCCCAGCGGAATGAACTACCAATCTTGGACTGGGGTCGGTGACCCCAAAATTGGTTACGGCTCGATGCTTGACGGCTTCCTGTCAGCAGCACCGAAAACGGTAACGTTCGACAAACATGCCTCGGTCAATGTGCATATGCAGTTACCGGGCACCATCCCTGGTTGGCATAAAGGTCAGCACCGTGTCTTGTTCACAATGTGGGAAACGGACACGATGCCAAACTTCATGCACCCGTGGTTCAGCCAGTTTGACCAGATTCTTGTCCCTTGCGAACACAATCTAGAACTTTTTTCTGAATGGCATCCGAATACCACTGTGGTGCCACTCGGGGTTGACTTAACCTTCTGGAAGCCGGAGGACCGTGAGACGGACGGCCCGTTCAGGTTCCACGCAGGAGGCTCCCTATGGCTCCGTAAGGGCCTAGATTTGGTTGTGCGGGCCTTCACCGAACTCAACCTGCCAGACGCAGAACTACACATCAAAGCAGCCCCCCACGCCTTCGACACCGAAGAAATCAAACATCCAAACATCAAGTTGTACCGGGACTGGATGAACAAAGAAACCCAACGAGACTGGTACAACCAGGCTGACTGTTTCGTAGCCCCAGCCAGAGGCGAAGGATTCGGCCTGATGCCGCTACAGGCAATCGCTATGGGCATCCCCACCATTGTCTCTGAATCCACAGGTCAACGAGAATTCATGCACCTCGCCCAGTGGACCGTCCCTTGTGGAAAATCCCCAGCCCAAACAGTCGGCCAATGGGACGAACCCAACCTGCAAAAGTTGAAACTGGCAATGCAAGACGCATACGACCTGCGCCTCCCCCGGAAACGCCCAGCCGGAACAAACAAATTCTCTTGGGCTGAAGCAGTCAAAAAACTAGTAGCAGCGGTACCCCCAGGGAAACTGCTCAGTGACCCAGAGTGGGAAGCCCCCACAGTCCAAATTAAAGTCCGAGCCAAACGGACCGTGAAAGCGACCATTGGCAACGACACATACATTCTGGCTCCAGGGCAAATTGCCTCTATCACTCCGGGGGCCTATCAGGTATTATCTGATTCTGGTGCTGTTGAAATGGAGCCATCGTGAAAAAGCAGTTTTGGGATAAGAAGAACCCGAACAAGAAATCAACCAAGTTGACTGACAGCCAGAAGAAGGCTGCGAAGGCTCGGGCGGCAAAAGCCGGTCGCAAGTACCCGAACCTTGTCGATAACGCTTGGGCGGCAAACCAATGAGCATCGAATATCGTGGCGAACGGTTCTCCGGTTACAACAAACCCAAGCGCACCCCGAACGCAAAAAAGTCCCATGCTGTCCTTGCCAAGGAAGGCAGCAAGATCAAGTTGATTCGTTTCGGCCAGCAAGGTGTTCAGGGTTCGCCTGACGGCACCGCCCGCAACCGTGCGTTCAAAGCCCGCCACGCCAAGAACATCGCTAAGGGCAAAATGTCTGCCGCCTATTGGGCTGACAAGGTGAAGTGGTAATGGCTCCCCGTAAGGCGGCCAACCCGAAAAAGTCCGCCAAATATTACCGGGACAACCCTGAAGCGAAACAGAAAAAGAAGGCTTACGACACAGCCTTCAACAAATCCCCCGGCCAGATGGCGAAACGTCGAGAGTTGGCTAAGGTCCGCCGTGACCGTGGTGTCATGGGCAAAGGCGGCAACGACATGTCCCACACGAAAGACGGTCGTATTGTGTCGGAGTCGCCGTCACGGAACCGAGCCAGGAACCGTGGAAAGAAGTAGTGTAGACTAGCGCCGATGGCTGCACCTGGAGTTCAGAACCTAACTTTTGTGCGTGGTGACACCGAAACGGTACAGGTCACCATGACCTCTGACGGCACCACCCCAATCAACATTACGGGCCGCACCTACGCATCCCAGTTGCGGTCCACGCCTGACATTGCAGCGATCTCAGCCACCGGCACCTGCTCAATCACAGACGGCGCTAACGGCGTGATGCAAGCCGTGTTTTCTGCTACAAGCACCGCAGCATTGGACCCCGGCTACTACTACTGGGACCTGCAAGAAAACGCCTCAGGGACAATTACAACGGTTCTACAGGGCACGGTAAACGTACTCGCTGACGTTACGAGAATCTAGTGGCATCGGTTGAAGTAACCGTCACCAGGGCTTTCGAGTCCATCGGTGTTGCTGTCGGCCACGTTATTACCGTTGTCGGCTCAGATAACGCTGGCCCTGTCGGTTCACAAGGCGCACAAGGTGCGACTGGTGCACAGGGCGCTATCGGCTCTACAGGTGCACAGGGTGCACAGGGTGCTCAAGGCCCGCAAGGTGCACAGGGTTCTACTGGTGCACAGGGTGCTACTGGTTCTCAGGGCGCTCAGGGTCCGCAAGGGTTTCAGGGTGCTACTGGTCCTCAGGGGGCCACGGGTGCGCAGGGAGCAACCGGAGCGCAAGGAGCGACCGGCTCACAGGGTCCTCAGGGTTTTCAAGGTCCACAGGGAGATACGGGTCCTCAAGGAGCAACCGGCGCACAAGGCGCTCAAGGTGCTCAGGGACCGACCGGCGCTCAGGGACCTCAAGGTGACACAGGTGCTCAAGGAGCACAAGGTCCTCAAGGGTTTCAGGGTCCTCAGGGTTCACAGGGACCCCAGGGTACACAAGGACCACAGGGTGACACGGGACCTCAAGGTGCCCAAGGTGCACAAGGACCTCAAGGTTCTACAGGGCCGACCGGTTTCCAAGGTCCGCAAGGTTTCCAGGGTGCCCAGGGGCCTCAGGGTGCCCAGGGTCCGCAAGGTTTCCAATGGAACTATGTCGGCACCTATTCCAGCGGCACAACCTACACCTACGGCGACGTTGTTTTCGATGCGGGCTCTTCGTATTTCTCGTTGCAGTATTCCAACACTGGCAACACGCCAGCATCCAGCCCGACGTTTTGGGGTCTTATCGGTGCGCAGGGAGCCCAAGGTGCTCAAGGTCCGCAGGGTTCGCAGACACTCGATGGTCTGACGGATGTGACAATTACTGGGACACCGGCGAATGGTCAGGCGCTTGTCTACAGTTCGGGTACAAGCCAGTGGATAAACTCAACGGTGTCCACTGACCCGATGAACGATTCGAAGTTTACGGCGATTATTACGACGGACGTAGGAGCATAAATTGGCTGTAGGTGACCGCACAGAGAAGCGACTGGTTGGGCCAGCCGCATTGACCGCATCGAACGCCACTGTCGGTTCGGCTGTCCCGTCGAGCAGGGTGTGGGTTGTGAAGCAGATTGCGATTTGCAACACAGACGGCGCTGACCGTCTGGTGTATCTGGCTGTCGGTACGGCGGCAACCGCTGCGAACCGACTGTTCTCAGCGTTGCCGATTGCTGCCGGTGACACAATCATTTGGGATACGGCTTTGGTAATGACCGCCACGGAACAGTTCTACGGGTATGCGGATACTGGTTCTGTGGTGACGGTGACTGCTGTTGGGTGGGAAAAAGAAGTCTGATGGGTAACTGCGTACGCAACACACCCGAACCGTGGGAGAACCAGTAATGCCTATCTCGTCGTTCATCGCTCCGTCTGCGATTGCTAAACCGGGTGTGTGTACTTCTTCGACACGACCCGCCAGCCCATACGAGGGACAGTTCATCTACCAAACAGATAATGACCAGTTGCTTGTTTACAACGGCTCAGCATGGGTATGCCTCACCCCACAATCAGACACACAGAACGCCTCGGTTAACAACCCGTCAGGTACAGCATTTGCAGCATCATCTGGTACTGACCCAGCAGTCACACTGCAAACAGGAACGAAAGCCCTCATCACAATTTCAGCCAGAATTTCTTGCGCTGGAAACTACAATTTTGTTGGATGTGCGGTTAGCGGGGCATCAAGCATTGCTGCGATTGACGATAACTCGGCGTCTGTTGGCGCAATTTCGGCTGCAACCATGTCGAGCGTAACCTATTTGTTGACGACGTTGACGGCTGGTTCGAACACGTTTACGATGCGTTATCGTTGTAACGTGACAGCAAGCGGTTCGTATGATTATCGTAAAATAACCGTGGTTGGTATCCCATGAGTATTTCTAATCTTGCGACCGGTCTCCGCCCTGGGGTGTGCACTTCTTCGACACGCCCCGCCAGCCCGTATGAAGGTCAGGTCATCTACGAGACGGACACGGACAAGGTGCTGGTGTGGAACGGGTCGGCGTGGGTATTTCTTTCAACTGGCACAGCGAACCCAGTCGGGTTGGAATACATCACGCAAACAACCCTCAGCGGCGCATCCGTAAACATCTCCAATTGCTTTAACGGAACCTACGATTCGTACCGCATCGTCATTAGCGGTCTTAAATGTAACACTGGGGCACGATTTGTCGATTTGGCATTTTTACCGACGACTACAACTGGGTACAATACGTCGTTTTATTGGACCCATCTTGAAAACGTAACAGCGACGACAGCCTCGAACACATCTGTATTTCGACCGGCAATTGTTGCTGATTCAACCAATTACGGCGGCGGAGTGATAGATATTTGCAACCCGTTTTTGTCCGTGCAGACAATGTTTACGGCGCAGGGATCTGACCCACGAACCACTGGAGGGTTTTTCCGTGCTTCTGGCGGCTGGCACAACCAAACAAACTCATACACCGGGATTTCAATTATTTGCTCGGGTGATACGTTTACCCACGGAAAAGCCATCGTTTACGGATACAGGATGTCATGAAACGCCCATCTGCAACATTCCACGACGCACTTACCGGGACGACTGAAGTGCGTGAAATGACCGACGAGGAGTACGAGGCTTTGCTGGCTTCAGGTTGGACCGAGGAAGGCCCTGTTGAGGAGGAGCAGCCATGAGCATCTCTAGTAGCGCAACCGGCCTCCGACCTGGGGTGGTTACCTCAACCACCCGCCCCACAACCCCGTACCTTGGGCAACTGATTTTCCAAACCGATACCGGGACGATGCATAACTGGGATGGGGCTGCGTGGCAGTTTCTTGCGCCGACTCAGCAGCGGAATGTTTTGTATAACGGTGCGATGCAGGTGGCGCAACGGAGTAACAGCGTTGCCAGCATTACCACCGCTGGTTATCACACCGCTGACCGTTGGAAAATGCAAAGTCCAGAAGTTGTCAACGGCACATGGACACAGTCAGTCGAAAATGATGCACCCACGGGTTCTGGTTTTCGCAAATCTCTGAAAATGCTTTGCACGACGGCTAGTGCCTCGCCTGCCAGCAACAATGGTGTCCAAATTGCTCAACTTCTTGAAGGTCAAGATTTGCAGGCATTCCGCAAGGGAACTTCATCTGCTGAACAATTCACTATTTCGTTTTGGGTAAAATCAAACGTCACGGGTACTCACATCTTTGAGTTGTATGACGTTGACAACACACGCCAAGTCAGCAAGTCCTACACAATTAGCGCCTCTGGCACATGGGAATTCAAGACCCTTACTCTTCCCGCAGACACCACAGGGGCGTTTGATAACGATAATGCTTTGTCGCTAGTTGCAATTTGGTGGTTAAGCGTTGGTAGCGGCTATTCATCTGGCACGTTGAATACGTCGTGGGCATCAGTAACAAACGCCAACCGTGCGGCTGGTCAAACCAACGTCGCCGCCGCCACTAACAACTACTGGCAGGTTACTGGTGTCCAGTTGAATGTTGGTGGGGTTGCTGCACCGTTCGAGTTCAAGAGTTACCAGCAAGAACTTCGTGAGTGCCTTCGTTATTTCCAGAGACTTGCGTACACTTGGTACACAACAGGTCAAGTAGTTCCGACTAATGGAATGGTTGCAGTAATACCGCTTATCGTTCCGATGAGAACTGGACCAACAGGAATCACAACATCCGGAACATTTGTTGCTCTCGACGCCGGTGGAGTCGGACGAGGCATTACAGTTGCATGGGCGAACGGTAATACGACACAACTTGGTCTTAGTTGCTCTGGAAGTT